ACTCCAGTCAATCCCATCCCTCCAATAGTCCAATGAAAAAGTTCAGAATTTTCATCAGAAGAACACCTCACAACTTCATTATTGTTATTGAATATCTCTATCCAATTTACAAAGTTACCGAATGAAATAGCTGAAGCAGTATTATTTAGTGTTTGAGTCGTTCTTGGTTTTAAAAATGATATAGAAGATGGTGCACCAAACCTAGATGCATATCCGTTCACATATGCAGTACCAGATGATATTTTCATATCTAGTTTAGTATCTGAATCGGCATTTGTCTCAAAATCAGTAATCATTCTTTGAACTGTGTAGCTACCACTTTCGTCTTTTGTTCTAGTCGCTAACAGGTCTTGTAGGCCAGAGGATGTGGCTGTCATACCCTCTTGCTTCGTAATTCTACCACTTTCTAGTTGAACGACCGGTACAAAATAATCACCGGCTGTAATATTAGTCTCGTCAATAAGAGTTAAACTAATTCGATATCTATCGGCACCTGGAGATGCAGTGTTTAATGTTGCACCACTGTTATCAAATAAATCATTATCATCATCTGTTGTATAGATTTCTTCTGTTACAACAAAACCGATAATCGCATCTGGAGTACCCGTAAATTTAGAAACAACAAGTGATTGTTGTGCCGTAAATACAAAGTGGCCATCTATATAAAATTTACCAGAAGCTACTGTTAAGAGTGTACCAAAACCAATTGCAGGATTTAATGTTGTATTTGTAGTTTGAGATGTTAATACCGTACTATCTGTACCAGTAAAACTAAGGCCAGGAGTTGCCACAATACCTGCAGTAGTACCATCACCAGAACCGTTATCTGTATAGGTTACATAAAGAACCGCAGGATCTCCACCAGCAGCAACTTGTACTTTATCTACTCTGAACTTAATACCGGTTGTAGCTTCAGTAAATACAATTCCTTCAATACTTGTAGCAGTTGTAGGTAATGCATTTGTTGTTTGGTTTAATTTAATAAAATCTTTTTTGTTTTGAGCACTAAATCCACCGCCCGAAGCAGCAGAACCATGTCTAAACGAAAAATCTGAATTTGTTTTGAAATCAGACTGAATAATTGATTGAAGCTGATTGAGTTCACGTTGCTGTAAAGCTCTACCATTATTAAAAAGGACTTTGTAATAGTTATCACTATCTCTAAAATCGTCTTTATAAGTATTTTCAAACGTTGTCTGTATTACTTGAGTAGCCATTGTAAATCCTTATATTTCGATGATAACTTTAATATCTTCGGTCTGATCGGCTGCTCTTGTAACAGCTGCTCTATTTTCTATGTACATTAAATCACCTGAGTATTTATCTACTTTCGGTTCGATGTATGCATCTGAATCTGCATCTGTACCAGCAGCTTGAGTAACGCCTGCTCCACCTGAAGTATCAGTCACGGCTTCAGCTTCTTGGAATTGAGTAAATCCAGTTGCTTCGGTTTGGTGATACCAAATTTCATCAGAATCTGTTTTATTTACAAAAGCTTTTGCACCAGAAGTAGTACCAGTCATAATAGTACGCTGTGTAAATGCTGATGATATTGTAGGCATTGCAAGTCTACGTAGTGCATTTCCGTCACTCGCAGTAAATGCATCTCCTGCAGAATCTGTTGGATTTCTAATAAGACCAATTTGCCTAAATGAGTTACCTACAATAAATTCACCGTCTTCTGTACCGACAGGTTTTGCATTGAACATAATTGCTCGTGCACGTAGGTCATCTGAAGGATCGGCTCCGAATCCGGCTTTAGGTCCAAAGATGACTGTACCAGTTGCACCTGATCCGCCACCGCCACTTAGAGCAATGCTTGCATAGTCATATCCTGTACCCATTTTAAGAGTACTTGCACTATCATCTATTGTGATTTTTACAATAGAACCACCACTTTGTACCGCACTTGCAGCTGCACCTGTTCCATTTCCGGTAATAGCAACAGTAGGATTAGAAGTATATCCTGTTCCAGCTGCATCTATACTGAATCCAACGATTTGTCTTCCAGCAATTGCAGCATTCTGTACTGCTAGTTGTTCTACGTCAGTTGCAGGAGAAGATCCGTCAGTTGCACCTTGTAATTTTACAGGAATAAAGTTAGCAGACTTAAAAGCAGCTGCGTCAAGTGTACCAATTGAATATAAGAATTTCCAAGCATAACCGTCAGCAGTTGTAAATGAAATATTTGTTGTACCAGATGGAGCGACTGTAGATGGCTGAGCTACACCGGCTGCATTTGTACCTTGGCGAAGACATACATAAACCTGATTTGATTCTATCATTGCATAGTAAGGAACAGTTGGATGAGCTACAACTGTATCACTATAAGCAGCATAAGTTGTACCAGAAGTCCAGTTGACACGTGGTATTACAAAGGAAAAGTTAGTAACTTCTTTGACACTTTGTAATCCATGTCTAAAATCACGTTGCTCTCTTTCTGTATTAACAGGACTAGGAGCAGCATCAGAATCATTCCAATCTTCGCTTCTTGATATACCGATATAATAACGTACTGCAGAAGAATCTGCATCGAGTTTAAAATCATCGATGAATCTTTTCTTCATTTCAGCTGTAATTGTTGCTACCATTTTATTTTCCTTAGATTACCCTGTAATTTACAATTAGTGTTGAATCATCATCCATTTGTGCACCTGTGAGATTAGTTATTGATACTTTAAATGATCCAGCTACAACAGTATGTATATTTAAACCAACTGCAATGCTAGCACTTGCCATTACAACTGATGTTGCAAGGACTTTATCATTTGTAACTACAATGTCTGCATGTATTGCATCGTCTGCTAAGTTAGCATTTAATGTAATAGTGTGTGATATTTTAGCATTATTTGATGTGATTGCGCCAGCGCTTGAAGCAATGTCAGAAGCAACTGCAGTATTACCAGCACTTGCATCTAGAATATTTAGTTCTGCTGCTGTAGCATCAACAGCTGCAAGTTTAGTAAAGTCTGCTTGTACAAGTCCAGATACGTTATCCAACAAGTTTAACTCTGCTGCAGTTGAAGTAACAGCAGTTGAACCGAGAGTTAACTGTCCATCAGGAACAATGAGACCTGCTGCACCATTAAAGATAAGATCATCTGCCGATGTATCCCAAGTCATATTAGCACTTGCAGTATCACCATATAAAATTACATCATAACCTTGATCGTTGGCTCCAATAGTAAGTGTAGCATCTATTTGCACTGCACCATCAATGTCTACAATATCTAAGTTAGTTGTACCATCAACATCTAAGTCTGTACCTACAAATAACTTCTTCGCAATACCAACGCCACCATCAACAATCAGTGCACCTGAAGTTGAACTTGTTGAGTCAGTAACGAGGTTTAAGTTAACAGCACCACTTGTATTAAGAGTCGTAACAGTTGCAGCTGCAGCTGCACCACTACCTAATATACCGTCTAGTGTTCCTGTGAATCCAGTACCGGTTACTTGTCCTGCAAAGTTAGCTGTTGTAGTTCCGGTTGCAACTCCCATAACAGTGGCATCAGCATCATTGACAATTGTTACATCGTTAGTTGAACCTTGACCAGTTAAGATTAAACCGAGTACTGAAGTATAACCTATTGCAGCATTATCGCCCGCAGCTGTGTCTCCATCTGGTTCAAAAGTTGCAGCTGTTGCAACTCCAGTTACATCAACAGATGCTAAAACTGAATTACCAGCAACATCGATTGCACCACTAATATCTAGTGTAGCTGCATCAAGTTCACCGCTTATTGTTAAATTTCTTATACCTGTATAATCTTTATTTGTATCTAATATAACTGCTTTTGAAGCAATAGCTGTACCGACTGCAGTTGCACCTAAATCTAAAGCATTAATTTCTCCTACAACTACTGTAGCTCCATCTAATATGTTTAATTCTTCTGGCGTAGATGAAATTGCTGTAGTACTTACTGCAGCTAATACTGGAAGTGTACCTGAAACGTTTGGTAAAGATATTGTCTTATCATTATCAGTTGGATCGATAATTGATAAAGTTGTTTCATGCGCATCAGCTGTAGCACCTTCAAATACAAGTGCATTTTGTGCATTAATTGTCTGGGTATTAACAGTAGTAGTTGTACCTGATACTGTAAGATTACCTGTCACTGTAAGATTATCACCTACAGTTACTTCAGATGTTGCGTGTCCGATAGTTGTTGCTAAACCACTTGTCTGTGCACCAATTTTAAGAGTAGCACCGTCACGTAAAGTTTGTTGACCTAAATCATACCAAGTAGAACCAGTCCATAAGAGTTCGGCATTATCATGCTGAGCTAAAACAATTGTAGTTCCTTGGGCGTACGTGGCCGGAGTAAGTGTTACTGCACCTGCACCGATATTAACAAACTTTTTAATTTGACCAGCAACTGTACCATTGATAAGCGATGCTGCAACTGCAGAACCTGCATTATGGACAGTAACCGGAATAACTGCAGAAGCAGCGACTGTTGTACCAGTAAGAGTTTCGGTAGTGTAATTAATTTTACTATTTAAATTAAGTGAACCTGTTCCTTTTGCTGCAAGAGACATTGTAACATTCGTATCACTACCAACAGCATTGAATGCAGGAGCAGCACCTGTTGCTGCGTTTGTTATTTCAACATGGTTAACAGCACTTGATGCTGTTTGAAATACGACTTGTTCATTACCATTTGCATCTGCTATAAAACCTGCATCTGCAAACTTAGGTGCAGTAAGTACAGGACTTGTAAGTGTTTTATTTAGAAGAGTTTCAGTAAATCCAACAAAAGAAAATGTATCGCTGTCTGTCAGTAATGGCAGATTAACTGTTCTGTCTGCAGCTAGATTAGGTGTAGCAAATATATATTGATGATCAGAATCAGCATCTTGAATTTGCGGAGTTGTAAGTACTGCATTTGCAAGTGTCTGTGCTCCACCTGTCAGCTGAACAATTCCTGTTTCATCTGGAAATGTAATAGTTCTGTCAGCAGTTGGATCTGTAAATGCTAAAGTAGTTTCATGTGCATCATCAGTCGCACCTTCAGCAATAATACTATTAGTACCAAATGACATTTTAGTAGTTGGTGTAACACTATCTCCACCTAGAATAGTATAAATTTCTGAAAAATTGGCATTAATCTTAGTACCAGCATTACGCATAGTATCGCCGGTATTATCGTTTGCCACTGTACCAGTATTTATTGTTTGTCTTGCCATTTTCTAACCTTTGATTTGTATCTATTTATACTCTTTTTTTATGCAGAATCAGTATAATATTTAAATTCATCAACATCCATTCTAATCTGAGTATTAGACATTCTAATATCGCCATCTCTATTTGTATCTGAATCTTGATCGAATGTTTCAGAACTAATTTCAGCAGCATTACCAAGATTTCCGTATGTATTTTGAATATAACCAAGACTTCCGAATTGATTAACACCGAATGCACCATAATCTGAATCAACAGTTGTAACAGCAGTGACCAAGCCTTTATCGAGTGTAAGAGTAACACTACCAGTAACTGCACCGTGATCAATCACAGCACCAAATGGTGCAACAAGATCTCTAAATCCACCTTCAGCCGAATCGTTAAACGATCTATTGAATACTCTGCCAAAGTCAACACGATATGCTCCACCTGGAGTTGAGCCATCTGAATCGTATGGTTTACTCGTAGTTCCGATAATACCAGAAAGATCTTGACGCGCAAATGGTGAAGCGCTAGCAGAACTTACAAATTGAGCAGCAACCTCATCTTCTGCAACACTGATTGGCATAAAATCAAAACTAATATCTGCATTTGCTGTTGATATTGCAACTTCTGCACCTACGTACATACCAGCTGGATGTGCAAATAGTTTATATAATTCTAACCAGTCAGATGAAGAAATACCTGATTTAATAAGTATTCCCCAGAATTGATATATTGTAGGATCAGTAATTCTTAATCCAGTTTCAGGACCAATATTATTACCAACTTTCATTACAAGATCTTTACCGTATATTATTTCTGGTACTTCGCCAAAAAACATTTTAAAGAATCGTTCGATACCAAACTTAGTACCTTTTGATCTATAAAAGTTATTTGAAAGTTCTGCACCAGTTCGGTTATCTAGAATACCTTCAACATAGTTTTGACCAAGTAAAAGTTCATCTTCTATAAATGTAATATTTGATTTAGCGGTTTGTGATATATCTCTGAGAGTAGGAATTGTATGTAGCTGATGACCAAAGTGACCATCACTATCTAGATTCTCATAGTACTTTTCAAATAATGTAATAAGTTTAGGATTATCTTCTCTAAACCATTCTGGTAATGCTTCTGCTATCTGATTTCCGGTGAAATCGAGCTCGCGTCTACCTATATCTGAAAGTGTTTTATCTGCCATTTTTAATAATCAGCTTCTGTAGCAACTGCAGTAAAGGTACTTGCGTCTGGATCGTAATTAATAATATTATTTCTTTCTGGAACAATTGCACTTTGATTTGCTGGAGTTGCAGATATTTTAATAAATGTTTCTCCACCAAGTAATCCATTCGGCGTAAATCCAACAATGCTAAGAATGCCGGTTGTTGTACTGTATGATCCGATATTATCTACAATAATTGTACCAGTACCAGATGCTACTATTTGAAGTTTAGTTGTTGCTACATTTGGAGCTTGCTCATTTACAATACGACATGTTTGACCATCAACTGTAAATGAATTACTTTTTACAACAAAATCAGCGTCAGTAGGAACTGCTTTTGCTGCCGGAATTGCAATAGTCGATGGAAAAGTAAGTGTGAATGAATTAGATACATTAAGTGTCGGAGTAATTCGTTGTTGCATACGTATAATAGCTCTACTTGAAAGAACAGCAGAACTCACTTCATCTACAAGTGTCAGAAGAGCAGACCGTCTAAATGATTTTTTAAATTTACCAGTATTTAAAGTAAAATAATCAGCAACAACTGTTTTAATAGAGGTAGTAATAGAATTAGTTGAAAGAGGAGTTAAATCTGGATTGATTTGATAAAATAAATCTGTTTCAATAAACGTATCAACCGGATCTGCAAACTCTATACTAAATGCTATCACAGCAAGTTGGTTTACAAGATTTTCAATAGAAGTTTTAGTTGATGCTTGAACAGCTGCGGTTACATCATCTTCAAAATCAATTGCCGAGAAGACTGTACCAAACTTAGGTTCAGGATTATCTTGTCCACCCCATGAACATATATCATTTATAAGTGTTGAAAAGTTACGTAATATAATAGCAGTGTAATCTTCTGGTGTTACCATTCTATTTTGTGTAGCATATTGAAATGGTGCATTAGTTCTGATTGATTCAATAGTTTCTTTTTCACCACCTGCAATTGCTGCTGCTGTTGTTGTAACAGTCAAAGTTCGTGCTGTTCCAAGAACTGTAACAGTGTCAGTTGC